GACGTTGAGGTGGTGGCCAAGGGTGCCATCAACCTTGCGGTCAAGGAGACCGTCAACGTGCGCCGCATCGAGTTCCTCAACGCAACCGCCAATCCTTTCGACATCGAAATCATTGGTAGGGATGGCCGCGCCGCGATCCTTCGCGAAGTGGCTAAAGGGTTGCAGATGCCCGTGGATGACGTTGTCCCGTCTCGGGAGAAGTCCGCGTATGACCAGCAACAGGCTGCACTTGCGATGGCTGCGATGCCACAGCAGACCCAGCAACCCGCGCCTGCCGCGACTGGTCCTGCCGGAGAACCCAAAGGTGGGATGGAAGGAAACACGGTCACTAACCGCGTGAGTGGGGCGGCATGATCCGGCCCGATCCTCAGGTGATCAAGGCGCTTGCCGCCTCAGTCAGGCAGTTCCCTGTCCTTCTGGACTGGCTGCGTGAGTGGGAGATGCAAGAGCTTCGGCGCTTGCCTCAAGCGGTTGACAACACTGGCATTTTTCAGGGCAGGTGCCAAGTGTTAGGCGAGCTTACCAAGTTCGCTTCCGATGCCCCCAACCTAGCGGCTGACTTATGAGCCGACTAATCAAGCTCACAGATTGGAGCAATTAACATGGCAATTCCAGCGCAAGTTCGAAAGCAGTCCGAAGCCGTACAGGAACTGTACAAGCAGCTTAACGGTGATGCCGCTCCGGCGGGGGATACCCCGACCGATGGTGACTCCGTGGGTAGCGAAGACATGGACCCTCCGGCTGACGAGAACGCTAACGACGATGCCGCTCAGGCACCGGCAGACGAGCACACTACCGGTGCGTCAGACACGGAAGATGAAAACTCTGACACCTATGCTCAGAGATGGCGTTCCCTTCAGGGGTCGTACAATGCGACGGTTCGGCAGAAGTCCGAACTGGAGCAGCGCGTACAGCAGATGGAACAACTGCTTGCTACGCTCTCACAGTCGCCGCCTGCGGCTGCCCAGACTGAGAAGGAGGCAGAGCCTGTGCGCTATGTCTCTGAACAGGAGGCCAGCGAATACGGCGAGTCGATTGATGTGATGCGCAAGGTCAGCCGCGAGGAACTCGTCCCCGTGGCACAACGCCTTGCTCAGATCGAGGGCCTCCTCCAGCAGATGCAGGCGACCGTGGTACCGCAGGTTCATGCGGTGTCGCAGCGTCAGCAGATGTCGGCGGAACAGCAGTTCTGGTCTGATCTGACTAGCTACGTACCCAACTGGCGTGAGGTTAATGACGATGACGGGTTCCAGTCTTGGTTGCTGGATATCGACCCGCTCACCGGCCTCAATCGTCAGACGTACCTCGAAGACGCCCAGCGGTCACTCGATGCTCATCGGGTGAGTGCATTCTTCCGGACTTGGCTTGAGTCTACTGGACAAGCCTCTGTTGCTCAATCCAACCCCAAACCTGCTGTCGAGCTTGAAAAGCAGGTTGCTCCGGGCCGTTCGCGCGGTGCCGGGTCAGCCTCTACCAAGCAGCCTAAGACCTACACGCCTGAGGATATCAAGAAGTTCTTCGATGATGTCCGGTCGGGTAAGTACAAGGGTCGGGAACAGGAGCGGGACCGTATCGAACGCGACATCTTTTCCGCGCAGCGGGAAGGTCGTATAATGGCCAATGCTTGATTAGAAGGAACTCTTTGTTATGTCGTATCCTGTTTCCCCCGGTCGCCCGAACTACTCGGGCAACTTTATCCCCGAAATCTGGTCGGGTAAGCTGATCGAGAACTTCTACGATGCCACCGTGCTCGCGGCGATCTCGAACACCGACTACGAAGGCGAAATCCGTCAGTTCGGCGATACCGTCAACATCCGCACCACCCCGGAGATCACGATCCGCGACTACGTCAAGGGTCAGGCTCTGACGGTTGAGAACCCCGACAAGCCGAAGCTCCAGCTTGTCATCGACAAGGGCGAATACTTCGCTTGCGTCGAAGACGACGTGGATAAGGTGCAGTCGGACATCAACCTGATGGACACTTGGTCGAAGGACGCCTCGGAGCGTATGAAGATCAAGATCGACCAGCGCGTTCTGACCGACCTGCTGCCGGACATCGCCGCCACCAACAAGGGTGCCACTGCCGGTGAGCAGTCGGCCTCGTTCAACCTCGGCACCAACGCTTCGCCGCTGACCGTGACCAAGGATGGCGCTGGTGGTACCACCTCGGTGATCGACCTGATCGTCGATATGGGCACCGTGCTCGACGAAGCTAACGCTCCGGAAGCCGACCGCTTCCTCGTCATTCCTGCCAAGATGGCTGGTCTGATCAAGAAGTCGGAACTGAAGGACGCTTCGCTGACCGGTGACAGCCAGTCGATTGTCCGCAATGGCCGTCTGGGTATGGTTGACCGGTTCACCCTCTACGTGAGCCACAACCTGTACGTGTCCTCGGGCAAGTACAACCTGATTGCCGGTCACAAGATGGGCTTCACCTTCGCCTCGCAGATGACCAACATGGAAACCATCCGCTCTGAAACGACCTTCGGTAACATCATCCGTGGTCTTCAGGTGTATGGCTACAAGGTCGTCAAGGGCGAAGCGCTCTCGACCGCTGTGGTCCAGTTCTGATCATGATGGGGGGCTTCGGCCCCCCGTCTAGCCAAAAAGGATTTTTGAAATGGCTGCTTACACTGACTCGCTCGGCTTCAACAAGGGCACCGCCGCGTACCCGGACACTGCGTGTGTCTACAAGTTCGAAGTCGAACTCGACTTCGCCGAGATCATTGCCGCTCGTTCTGCTGCTGGCGCTACCGCGCTGGCCGCTACCGACACCCTTCAGGTGATCAACCTCCCGGCTTATTCGGTGGTCCTCGCTGCCGGTCTGAACGTGGTCTCTGTCGAGTCCACCAACACGACCGCGACGTTTGACTTCGGGTATACCGGGGGTACTCCGGCTGCTGCCAACGTGTACTGCGATGACTTCGCGTGCACCTCGGTCGCTATGGACTCGGATAACCTCGCCAATCCGACCGTTATCAAGTCGGCTGACACCATCGACCTTCTGCTGAACACTGCGGTTCCGACCGACTGCGTTCTGAAGGCGTGGGCCATCGTCGCAAACTGCGGCTAACGGTTTGGGGCTGCTGGCTGGATTGGGAGTTCCCGGTCGGAAGGCAGCCCCTCCTTCTTAGGAGGTTATCATGGGTGTTTATCGCGGTATTACTCAGGACAATGTGACTATTCAGGGCGGCACGCTCTATAACGTCACACTGTCCACCGCCACCGTCACTGGTGGCACGCTCGCAGGTACGCTCACTGGCAATGTTGATGCTACGACTGGTTACATCCAGCTCCGCACCAACACGGCTGCTGAGATCGCTGCCAAGGCTAACGCAGTGAACACGACCGGTAAGGCTGCTGGGACTATCGTCTTCGATACGACCAACAGCAAGATCAAGGTTGCTACAGGCGCAACTGACACATCGACTTGGGTCGATGCTGATGGTACAAACGCCGTCACTCCGTCGTAACAGATGGGGGCCTCGTGCCCCCATCAACACAGGATAGAAACATGGCTGGCAAGCGCATTCCTGACCTTGATCCGCTCTCTGGCGCAGCATCTGCGAACGACGATAAGCTCGTCATCTACGATAGCTCGACGACATCGACGAAGCGTATTGATCGGTCCCAACTTGCTGCTGGCCTTGTGGGCGATCTTCCCTACACCCCTTCGGGTGGTATCTCTGCCACGACCATCCCGACTGCCATCGCGGAACTGGATAGTGAAGCCGCCAAGTCGGCTACGCTTGCTGCGTCTGGTGGTGCTGCGCTGATTGGCGCGACCGGTGGTGGGACAGTTCAGTCTGGTTTGGATGCACGACCCACTTCTGCGACTCTAGCTGCCTCCGGCGGTGCCGCACTTATCGGCGCTTCAGGCGGCGGCACCGTGCAGGATTACCTCTCAACGCCCATATTTAAGTCGGCAAATATCAGTACCACTAATGCGGTTATCGACAGTACTGTTAGCGGTTCCCTAGTAGTCGGGACATACGCTGCTCAGTATACGAACAAAGTAGGCGTAAATAATACGAAACCCCTTGACGATCCTACTGTCGTCACGCGAGCCAATGACACTGCGTATACCGCAGGTGTTGCGGACGTTGCTGCGATCCTCGGTGGTTATGACAACGTGAACAACGCTCTGGCTGGGATGATCGCCAGCCAGCATTCGATGCTCTACACCGGGGCAGATCACGCCTCAATTTTTGGTGGATCGCTGCATACTATTTACGACGATACTGACTACTCTGTAATTCTTGGCGGCACAAACTGCGCTATTGAAGGTCGCGGGCGTTACGCAGCAATCATTGCAAGCGATGGTTGCAAACTGGAAACAGGCGCTTCTGACGCAGAGAGCGGCTTCCGTGGCCTGATTTCTAATTCCACAACCTGCACAGTCAGCGGTCGCAACGGGGTGATACTTGGCAGTGCGGGGTCTCGTATTGACTCAACCTATGGCTCCATTTTCTCCGGGGAAACAGTTACACTAACCAACGGCACCCACATGGGTGCCGGTGGGGCAAACATCACGATGGGCGGTACGACTGCTGCCACCTACAGTTTCGCTTGGGGTAACGACCACATCATCGACGGAAGCCGTGCGCTTGTGTTCGGTGACGGTCATCGAATCGGGTCTGGTCATGACTATACAGTGACCACAGGTTATCGTTGTCAGACTCCATTCATCGGCGCACAAGTACATTCGGGCAGGCAGCGCGGGGGCACTGTCGGCAACAACATGGGGCTTGATTGGACAGCCTCTCAAGAAACCACCGACACCACTGTCACGCGATTGTCTGCGGCGGGCACTGCAAATTTCCCCACACAACCAGCAAACAGCATTGTCAACGGCACTGTGTGGGTGACGGGGGTAAGCGATGCGGGGGTCTGTTCCAGTTTCAGCATTGACTTCACAAGTGAACGAGTTGGAACTGGCACGCCGACGTTGCGGGCTAACACAACAACGACGGTCTACAACGGCCTCGCGCTTGGCACTGTACCAACCATGAACACGACCACAGGTGGTATCTACCGCGTTCAAGTTGTCGGCTTGGCCGCAACAAACATTCGCTGGGATGCGCGTTTTACGGGGCAACAGGTTGTGTATGGATGACCCTTGGGGTAAAAGTAGTAAGGACATAACCAATGCCAACTAACCTGACAGGCTCAACGATCAACAGCACGTATGATCAGTTGCTGCATATCGACGGCGGTCCGGTTGCGTCTGAGCAGACGGTCTACAGCGGCACGGGTGTGGCAACGGCCCTTAAGGTCGGCACGGTATCTGTCTCGGTGGACAACGTCCGCTTCGATGGCAACACCATCTCAACGCTGGATACCAACGGTAACCTCGTGCTTGCCCCGAACGGGACCGGCTCTGTCAGCATGTCTAAGGTTGCCATCACTGGTGGGACGATCTCGGGGATCACTGACCTTGCTATCGCTGACGGTGGTACGGGTGCCTCTGATGCTGTCACTGCCCGATCCAATCTCGGCCTCGGTTCCATCGCTACGCAGAACTCGAACAACGTCACCATCACAGGCGGTTCGATTACCAATGTGACCTTCACCGGGTCGTTCTCCGGTATCACTGCTATTGACTCGGCAACCTTCACCACGAGCAATGCCGCAACTGGTCTCACCATCACGAGCAGCACGATTTCTGCCGATGGTACCGACGCGAACATCGATATCAACATCACTCCGAAAGGCAGCGGTGAGGTTAACGTCACCAACATCGATATCCTGAGTGGTAAGGTTCCGTTTAGCACGGTCACCGGTCGGGCCTATGCCATGTTCTCAGATGTGACTGATCAGACCGGTAACGTCTCGACACCGACCGCAGTGAAGTTTGGTACGACCGAGGTTGCTGGCAGTGGCATCACGATGGTGACTGACGGGTCGGCTTTGACGCGCCTGACCTTTGCCGCCGCTGGCACCTACATGATCGCCCCGAACTTGCAGTTCGTGAACTCGGATGTCGCCGACCATGATGTCACCATCTGGCTTCGTTTGGACGGCAGCGACATCGCTCGGTCTGCTACGCGGGTTACGCTCCCTAAGTCCACAGATGGTGGGAGCGCTTTCTTTCAGATCGTGTTCTACACGACCGTGACCGCAGGGCAATATGTTCAGGTTATGTGGCTTCCGGAGAACGTCGCTGTTACTCTGGATCATGTTGCCGCAGCCGCAGGACCGCCTGCTGTTCCTGCTATCCCTTCCGCCGTTATCGTCTCTGAAAGGATTGCCTGATGCCTAAACGTGTTCCCGGTGTCACTGACATGACCCCTGCTCAGAAGAAGATGTATACCTCCGGTGCGACCAAGTATATGAAGGAGAGCGCTGAGGAGCGCCGCTATCGTCGTGCTATGGGATCGCAGGCAGATATCGTCGAGCGCGGTAACCGTATGCAGTCGATGGAAGCTAAGGACAGTAAGGTCCTCCGTAGTTCCAGCACCGGCTACGGCAGCTTCAGGAACAAGTGAGATGGCCAAGACTCCAGCGTGGACCCGCAAGGAGGGAAAAGACCCCAAAGGCGGGTTGAACGCCAAGGGTCGTGCCTCCGCTAAGGCTCAGGGTATGAACCTGAAGCCACCTGCACCTAACCCCAAGACCAAGGAGGATAAGGGTCGCAGGGCGTCCTTCTGTTCGAGGATGGAAGGGATGAAGAAGAAACTCACCTCAGAGAAAACCGCTCGCGATCCCAACTCGCGTATCAACAAATCCCTGCGTGCGTGGAACTGCTGAGATGGCTAGTCCCAAACCAACTAATCCATCGCTCTGGTCGAGGGTCAAGGCTGAGGCCAAGTCCAAGTTCGACGTGTATCCCAGTGCCTATGCAAACGCTTGGGCATCTAAGGAGTACAAGAAGCGCGGCGGCGGGTGGAAGGGGCCGGATAACCGGGTGAAGAAATGAGCAAGGGTGGTCTCGGTAAATGGTTTGGTGAGAAGTGGGTCGATGTGAAGACCGGCAAGCCCTGCGGGCGATCTGGCTCTGAGAAGTCTACCCGCAAGTATCCGGCCTGTCGCCCCGAGGCCGCTGCCAAGAAGCTCACAGCCTCGGAACGCAAGACGATGGCAGCCAAGAAGTCAGGTCCGGCTCGTCAGTCATGGCCTGTGTCCCCGTCTGGTAAGAGGAAGAACTAACATGGCAAAGAAGCCCGACAAGGTCGCTAAGGTGATGGGTGAGTACAAGCGTGGCACGCTCCACGCTGGCCGAGACCCCAAAGGTCCCAAGAAGGCACCCATCGTCAAGTCTCGTAAGCAGGCTATCGCCATCGCACTGAGCGAGGCGGGCAAAGCAAGGAAGAAGTGATGGAAGAGAAGCTCTATATCCGCGTCAAGAGCGACGGGTTCATCTACGACTACAACGAGCGGATGGCAGTTCATCCGTCCTGCGAAGTGGTCACCGAGCGGGAAGTCTACCCCGAACGGTTCATCACCCCGGAGGTTGCTCAGAAGATCGAGGAGTTCACCAAGCCCGCCCCCAAACGCGGACGCAAGCCCCGTAAAGGTCTCGATCTAGCTACTGACATCTCTGAAGAACCAGTGTATACTGATCCCGAACTGGCTGCTGAAGCTGCACGGGGTTGGCCTGAATGACGCCTGCGGATATCATCGCTGAAGCACGAGTACTTATTCAGGACTCGCGGACCCCGTATCGCTATAGCGACACGGTACTGTTGGGCTTCGTCAATCAGACGTTGCGCCGCATGTCGATCCTGCGCCCTGATCTGTTCATGGTCATCGGTGATATCCCCACGACGGCGAACACGGTTATCCAGAGTTGTCCTAGCGACTCGCTGCGTCTGGTCGAGATTTTCCAGATCAAGAACGGCGATGCCGTAACCGAGGTCAACCGGGAAGTCCTCGACCAGATGAGTCCCGGCTGGGTCAACGAGGCGGCAGGGACGCCGCTCAACTTCATGCGGCACGTCCGCAACCCGAACAAGTTCTTCTTGTATCCCCGCCCTACGGCAGGGATCGTGCTTGTCGGTGAGTATGCTCAGGTTCCGCCCGCCTATACGTTGAACCAGACGATTGTGGCACTCCCTGACTCCTACCTTCCTGTAGCTGCGGATGGCGTAGTGTTCCTCGCAGAGTCGGTTGATAACGAACACGTCAACTCGAACCGCGCCAAGCTGTTCCAAGACTCGTTCAACCAAACACTGGCGGCAGGTCTCCAGACCCGCACCCTCACCGACACAGAGGAAGGCGGACTTGATCCGAAGCAGGTGATCTGATGGCTGATCGTGCGTTCTCCTCTCTGGCTGCCAAGATCAACCCGAGCGTTCCGGGCTGTCCTACTGCGACGATGATCCAGTACATCCGCGACTCGGCGATCCGGACTTGTGAGCGCACACTGGCATGGCGCTATGAGGTGCCGTTGTTCGACCTCCTGCCGGGGGTCCATGAGTACGCTTATAACAAGCCGACCAACACGGATGCTCACGCAGTCTTTGCTGCTATCGTCAATGATAGCCATCTGGAGAAGCTGACGCTCGATGATGCCCTGCGGCTTTATCCCCAGTGGGCTGATCTCTATTCGGGCGAGGACCCGTCTGTGTTGTGGAGCCTGACACCTCCGGGTAGCTATAACAGCTATGACTACAACGACTCGCTGTTCAACGATGGTGAGCCGTTCGTGTTGCCGCAGTCTATTGTCGCAGACGCGAGTTCGCCACGCTCGATCTGTCAGGTAACTCCTGACAAGTTTATCGTTCTTCCGCTGCCTGATGACGACGAGCCGTACACGATGCGGATGTTCTTGGCGCTCAAGCCCAAGCGCGATGCGTCTGGTATGGACTCGGTTATCTTCGACGATCTCGAAGAGGTCATCATGCACGGTGCACTCCAGCATCTGCTGGTGCTACCTAATCGGTCTTGGTCTGACCGGGAACTCGCGGCGTATCACGCCAAGCAGTACGTCTACCAGATCGCAGAACGTCGTGCTCGCGCTAATCTCGGCAATGTCCGGGGTTCGATGCGGGCCAAGATGCAGCCATTCGGAGCCTGACCATGGGTGTGAAGGTAACCAATAATGCGACAACGACTACGGTCGGGGCAGTCTCCAGCACTGCATTGTCACTCACTGTCGCCAGCGGAACAGGCGCGCTGTTTCCCATCCTCGGTGGTAGCGACTACTTCTACGCCACGCTGAGTGACACGAACGACAACTACGAAGTGGTCAAGGTCACGGCCCGCACTGATGATGTGATGACCATTGTCCGTGCGCAGGAGGGGACTCTTGCGTTGCCGTTCCCGGCGAACAGCCGCTTTGAGCTTCGAGTTACTGCTGCCAGTGTTCTGGAGTCGTTTATCTCGAACTACGATTTCCTGCTTCTGTGAGGGTATTATGGGTGTCATTCTGAAGAACAACGCGGTCAGCACGATCACTACGGCGATCAGTGCGTCTGACGTTGGCCTCGCAGTTGCTGCCGGTACCGGCACGCTCTTCCCCACGCTCGGTGCGAGTGACTACTTCTACGCCACGCTGGTCAGCGCAGGCGGCACCTATGAGGTGATCAAGGTTACGGCACGGGTCGGAGATACCATGACCATCGTCCGTGCTCAGGAGGGCACGACAGCCCAGAGCTTCGCTTCTGGTTCGCGCATCGAGGTTCGCGTCACCGCTGCGTCCATCGAGGATATGCTGGACTACCACGATCAGGCCAGCGAGATCAGCTTCACTCCCACCGGGGGTATCAGTTCGAATAACGTGCAGGATGCCATTGCTGAGTTGGATAGCGAGGCAACCAAGTCGGCTGCGCTTGCAGCTTCCTCCGGTTCGTCGCTGATTGGGTTCCTACAAGCCGGTTCTGGTGCGACTGCACGGACGGCTCAGGCTAAACTGCGGGACACCGTCTCGGTCAAGGACTTCGGTGCTGTTGGCGATGGTGTAACGAACGATACTGTCGCGCTCAAAGCTGCATTTGACTATGCCATTCCTCTCGCGTTGCCAGTCGAGCTGGAGGGTACCTACCTTATCAGCGGCCCGATCCAGCCTTACGATTCGCGGGCATCGGGTTCCGTGCATATCGTCTGTAAGGGGCACGTCGTCATCAATGTCAGTGGAAGTGCGACGGCGTTCCGCGATCTGTTTTATCATCAGACGACGGCGTCAAACAACTGCTCGATCATCGGCGGTTCGCTAACCGTTGATTGCAATAATAAGGCCGCGAGTGGCATCACGTTCCGTCATTTGGCGGCAAGCCAGTCGGGTGTAGTCAACATTTCGTGCCCGGTGGAGGTGCTGAACTGCTACAACAACGATGCCGCCGCGACTTACGAAAACCAAGGTATCGCGGTTATCGGTGACTATGAGACCGTTGTGATTGAGCGCCCCCGCGTGGTCGGCGTATCGCGTGCATCGGTTAACGGTGCTTGTAAGGGTATTTCGGTCTCCGGCTTCAGCGGCGTAGTTACGATCAATCAGCCTTATACGGCCAACATTTTGGTCGGCCCCGGAGTTGCTGACGCAGACGGGATCGCGACGTTTGGCAAGGTTCTTGGCGGGACTTATGCGGCTCGTGGTGGTATAGCTAACATTAATGAACCCGTGTTTGTTGACTGCCAAGGCCGTAGCTTCAAGAGCCAATGCTCCGACACGACCGTGTTTCGTCCCCGTGTTTTCCGCAAGGATGTAGTGTCAATTACCCAAGGGGTTGATTTTGATTTTCAAACCGGTGGTCAGTCTTCGCTGATTGAGCCGTACTTTGAATATCGCCTAAACGGTGCGACCAGTCCGCTTGGGATTTCATTCACCTGTGTCTCTTTCCAGCAATTGCTGGACGACAAGCAGAATGTAGGCAGGTCAACCGGTGGTGTGCTGAGGACAGAAGTATTGGTCCCTCGGTATGCTTCGACCATTTTTCAGACCACGGCGCTAGAGTCGTATACGGAAGTGGATGGCCTTGTAGTGCAGCCGATAGGGGCTTTGTCTACCAAGGCTATTGACCGCGCGATCCTTGAATTTCGCGGAGACACCGTTGGTGCAAAAAGCACTAGGACTATGGTCGCTGTCCGTAATTGCCGAGGACCGATTGGCACATACGCTATAGGGTATACGAATTATGACGGCAGCAGCCTGACTTCCAAACTCTCATATGAGGTCACAGATAATTACAATACGGCACCCAGTCCTTTTTACCGAGGCTTTTCGAATTTAAGCGGCTCCATAATTACTGCCGTTGAAAAGTTCGTCTTGCGTAACAACTATGGCTTTAAGGCATTGATGCAGGCAGGGTGGACGTTTGACTTTAATAATCTCGCTCCCGGCAACTACTTCACTGTTGATATTGCTACGGTAAGTGCGACGAATGCCCCCGCTTGGGGTGCGTCCGGGTATGCGTTCATTGAAAGCCTAGATCAATGGGACGCTAACGAATTTCAGCATATCCGCGTAACCGTCGATAACGCTGCTGTAGCCAACACAGTGTTCTTCACGCAGGGCGGTGCTACACCAACTTGGGGGACGATTAAGTAATGGCTAACCGTTACTGGGTCGGCGGGACCGGCACATGGGACACTACGAACACGACCAATTGGTCGACTACGTCTGGTGGAGCTGGTGGTGCGTCTGTTCCCACCGCTTCAGACGTAGCCTTTATTGACGCCAATTCTGGCGGGGGGACCGTCACGTTAGCACAAGATGTAACATTGATCGCGGCGTATTTTGCAGGGTTTACCGGGACGATTGACTTTGCGTCGAAGACAATTTCAATCAGCGGTTCTAACACCACAGTAATTACTACCGGCACTATCACCATGACCGGTAATCCACATTTTATTCTGACTTACTCAGGCGGCACCGGAACAAGAACTATATCCACTGCAAATTCGGAAGCGAATGCGGCTTCGTTTACTATTCAAGCTGGTTCGGATATTATCGCTTCCCCGAGTCGCGCTAGAAACTACATTTTTAATGATGCCTTTACTGGGTCTCTCAACCCCAACGGAGGGACGTTTTACGGCGACGTTACCTTTTCCGCAAACATGACCATCCCCGGTGGGTCTACTTTCTGGGCATTTGGTGGGGCATCGGGGACCGTCAACATCACTACCAAAGGAGTCGTTTTCGATAGGTCTGCCTACTTTGGCGGCAGCAGCGGAAGCACTGTAGTTGTTCGGTTCCAAGACAATTTCACGCAAGGTTTAACTCGTGATTTTACGACTTGGAATGGCACGATTGACGGAAACGGAAAGAACATCTCCATCGGCTCATTTAGTATGCTAAGTGGCACCAAGACGCTCACACTTGGTAGCGGAACGTGGAGCGTAGCCGGGAACTGGGATGCCAATACCAACGTCACCAATCTGACGGTTAGTGCTTCTACTGGCACGATCAGCATGACCAGCGCCAGCGCCAAGACGTTCGCCGGGGGTGCCAAGACGTGGCCCACTCTCAATCAGGGTGGCGCAGGCGCACTGACGATCCAGCAGAGCAACACGTTCACTAACATCACCAACACGGTCCAGCCTGCGACGATCACCCTGACCTCTGGGACTACGCAGACTGTGACGAGCTTTGGTGTGTCCGGTACAGCCGGGAACCTGATTACGCTGAACAGCAGCAGTGCCGGATCGCAGGCAACCTTAAGCGACAGTAGCGGGGCCAACAGCGTATCTTACACCTCGATCAAGGATATCAACGCGACCGGCGGTGCTACTTGGAATGCCTTCGTCACCAGCGGTAACGTGGATGATGGGAACAATACCGGTTGGGACTTCCTCGTTCAGACAGGTCGGTATATGTATAATGTTCGCAAGGCCAAGCGCATCTTGCAGCAAGGAGAAGTTTGATGGCGACCAATGCTTTTAGTCCGCTCGGTCTCACGGTGTCCTTCACCGCTGCTTCCGTTGTCCCCACTTCGGCGCAGGCCGTATCTACCGCCGCAACCACGCGACCCGCATACGAGTACCGCGTTGTGAATGCAGGGACTGAAGTTGTCCTGCTCGGCGTGGGTGTAAGCGATGCGGCTGCCAAAACTGCTGCTGCTTCAATTGCCGCAGGTGCGGTACCTATCCTGCCGGGTGCGGTTGAAATCCTTGGGTTCCCTGCCGGTTCGTACTTCACAGGTAAGACCGCTTCGGGTACTTCTGTAGTCTACGTCACTCCCGGCGTTGGTCTGTAAGGGAAGTAGGGTCGTGGATCAGAGTATCATAAACTGGTTGTTCGCTGGATTTGGTGCCGCTGTCGGCTGGATACTGAAGGTGGTTTGGGATGCCCTGCGTGATTTACGGACCGATCTCCGCGACATTGAGAAGAACCTCCCTGAGGTCTACGTGCGCAAGGATGATTTCAAGGACGCAATCACTGAGATCAGGACTGAAATGCGCGAGATGCGGCAGGATATGAAGGTCGGTTTCAAACAGGTTGATGATACCCTGAACATTTTGTTCGAGAAGCTCAACAAGAAGGAGGACCGTAATGCCCGGTAAGAAGATGATGTCGTACAAGAAGGGCGGTCCGGTTTTCAAGCCGTGCGCCAAGTGCCCGTCTCCTGCCAAGTGCAAGGCTATGGGCAAGTGTCTCCTCAAGAGCAAGGCGAAGTAAGATGGCCAAGAACTTTTGGACCAGCAAGGAAGGTAAGAAGGCTACCCAGCAGGCAGCCATTACCGATATGGCAGGCTCCATGCGTGTTTCCCCCGGAACTCGTCAGCGCCCCGCGCCGTCCGGTATCGGTGCTGCCCTGAGCCGCACTCCCGTGCGTGGCCCACTCGCTGGCACCCAGCCAAACCTCACGATGGGTAAGGTGATTAACAGTTCGGGTACCGGCTATGGCGGCTTCCGTGGCGGTCCGGACCCACTCGAACCCAATCGGATCACCTTCGCACGTAGGGATGTGCTGCCGTGAGCATTGTGCTTGGGGCGCGTTCACTTAGCAGGCTGGAAGGGGTCCACCCTGACCTAGTCCGCGTGGTCAAGAAGGCTGCGGCGATGTCGGACCTCGACTTCACCGTGCTGGAAGGGCTGCGAACGCTGGACCGCCAGAAGCAACTTATGGCGAATGGTGCAACGCGGACCATGAACTCGCGTCACCTGACCGGACACGCTGTCGATCTAGGTGCTATGGTGGGCGGCGCTGTGCGTTGGGATTGGGGGTTGTACCTCAAACTAGCCGACATTATGCGCTCGGCGTCCGTAGCCGAGAACGTACCTATCCGTTGGGGTGGCACATGGAAGTTGCTTACTGCTGTCCAAGGGCCAATTACCGCTAAGGTTCTGAGTCGCTCGTTTCCCGATGGCCCGCACTTTGAATTACCTAGGGCGAACTACGCATAAGGAGAAAGTAGCATGAACCGTGATCAACTCTTTGGTATCATCCGTACTGTAGCTGCCGCTGGCTTCGGCTTCCTCGCTGGTAAGGGCTATCTCGATGGCGCTACTGCTGAGGCTCTGGCTGGCGCTGTCGCCACTATCGGCGTTGCCGTATGGTCGGTGGTCAGCAAGAAGCCGACTGCCTAATGTTTAAGTTTCTGACTCTCCTCCTGTCGCTCCTCGACCGCCTGTTCAATGAATGGGACAAGTCCAAGTTGCGGCAGGAGGGGCGTCAGGATGCGCAGGAGCAACTCGATGCGAACGTGGAAAAGGCTGAAGCTGCTATCGCTACCCCTGATCCTGAGCGCGACGAGCGCTTGCGTTCACGATTTGACCGAAGCCGAAATCAAGGGTGACTATTGCCGTATCGCTGGCCCAATCACCTACGATACCAAGGCCGACACGCCGGAGACCGTTAAGCAGATCGAACGCCACAACAGTCAATTCGCATGCGTTTGCGAAGGTGACTGCCAGACGAAAACGGAGTAGATAGATACACCATGGCTGGCGTGAAGATCACGAACTTCTTTGGGATCGCACCGAAGATTTCACCGGAACTCCTACCGGAGACCGCCGGACAGATCGCGCGCAATACGAAGTTGTACTCCGGGGACCTGATCCCTTATCCGCAGCCTGTCGTCGTGGGCAACACCGGTCGCACCGGTACGATCAAGACGCTCTACGCACTCAAGGACTCACTTGGTGACAACCGTTGGTTGTCATGGACCACTGACGTAGACATCGCCATCGTCACCTCCTCAGACATCACGGACCAGCGGTTCTATTACACGGGCGACGGCGTCCCGAAGGTCAGCAACTACACTTTGGCCTTTGACGGCGTGGGTCCGTACCCCACCAACTATTACGATCTCGGGCTGCCGCTCCCGACGACAATGCCGTCAGTCACGGTTACGCCGTTCACAGCGGCCACGACTGCGACCTATGAGCGCGATAGCAATAACACTGCGACCTTGACGACTGCGGCTCCGCACGGCCTCAAGGAGGGTGCCTACGTCACTGTGACTGGCTTCAGCTATCTGGCTGGGACCTATACCTATGTGGGCACTACGGTTACATGCACCATCGCGAGCCATGGCCTGACTGGCACCCCGCAGGTTGCCTTGGATTTCACGTCCGGCGATGCGATTGATGGGGTCTACACGGCTACTGTCACTGGCGTTAATACCTTCACGGTCAACGTCCCCGTGGCCCCTACGGCTGGCGGCACTGTTCGCCTGAGCATGACCTCGTTCAACGTGTCGGGTATTCAGGCTACGGTTATCGACCCATCCACGATTGAGTACTTCAGCCCCGGCCCTGCTATTTCAACGACTGCCTTTGCTGGGGGCCTGATCAACCTCGGCGGTCCAACTCAGTCGCGCTCGTATGTCTACACATGGTATACGCCGTGGGAAGAAGAGAGCATCGCGTCTGACCCGACACCGGATGTGTTCGTCAAGGAAGGTGTGACCATCACGGTCGGCAACCTCCCGACTGCGAAGCCTACCGGAAACAACTTTGTGCGTGGCATTCGCCTCTACCGCACGCTCGCGACTTCGTCGGGCACCGAGTATTTCCGGTTGAAGACCCTGTGGTTCCCCACCGATCTAGCGACTGTCAGCCGCACCAGCAACGTATCGACCGTCAAGCTGGAGTTTCCCCATAACCTTGGGATTGATGATCGGTTCAAGATCAGCGGGTGCTCGGTTGCCTCGTTCGACATCACGGGAGGCATCGTTCTCGATATCCCCGATGACTACACGTTCACTTATGCGCAGGTCGCTGCTGATGTGGCGACCACGACTGTGGCTGCTGGTACGCTCTATCATGATGTGTCGGAGGACCCTCCGACGACTGCGGCTCGGTATTGGGGTGATGGCGGAAACTACGACTTTACGGATGACTTCGATCCGCTGAACCTGATCGATACCCTGACCTCGGATGAGTACGACGCACCGCCTGATGATCTTCAGGGTTTGATCGCCGCGCAGAACAACATCCTCGCTGGCTTCGTCGGCAACAAGTTGTACCTCACTGAGCCTGCCGTACCTCACGCTTGGCCACAGGCTTATACGATTACCTTCGAGTACGACATTGTCGGTCTGGCCCCAATCAACGGCTCGATCTTGGTATTGACCAAGGGGTATCCATACCTTGTCGCGGGTAGCGATCCTGCTGCCGGGATGAGCATTCAGCGGATCGACGCGCTCTACCCCTGCCTCAACCGCAAGGGTATCGTGGCCATGAACTATGGGGTGGTCTACCCCACGCACGATGGTCTGGCTGTGTTCTCTCCGTCCAGCGGTCCGACGATCATTACGCGGACGAACTTCAACAACGACACATGGGGGATCGAACTGAACCCCACCACTATCGTCGGCGAGTTCTACGGGGACGCCTATCTGGCCTCGCATTCGACCGGTGGGTTTGCCTTTGAGCCTGATCGGAATATCGGCGGTCAGTTCGTGGACCTCGACTTCACCTACACTGCTTCGTGGTATGATCCCGTCGAGGGTCGCCTATTCTGCGTGACCGGTACCGATGGCGATGTCTATGAGTGGGATAACCTGAACCAGCCTGCGCTTACCCAAGAGTGGAAATCCAAGGTCATCAAGACTACGGATATGATCAACCTCGGGGCGGCGCGGGTTATCGCTGACTTCGCAGAGGTTACCACTACGTGGGATGCTGCATCGCAGCAATGGCAGAACGACACTTCCCCTTGGGCTACTGTCAACGACATTACGTTCAAGCTCTGGGTGGACAAGCAGCTTCTACTTACTACGACGGTTACTGATATGAACACCTTCCGGCTACCGACCGGCTATCGCTCTGATACGTTCGAGGTTGGTGTGACTGGCGATATCCGCGTTCGTGCCATCCACCTTGGCGAAACCCCGCTCAGTCTGAAGGAGGCTTGATGGCTAGGTTCTCCGCAATCCCCAACCCACCGCAGTCCGAGATGTCGGGCTGGCAGTACTATATGCTCAATGCGCTCAAGGAGAACGTTGAACTCCTGACCGGCGCACGAGGCGAGAAGGACAACGCCAGCCGCGCCATTACCAAGGCTGCGGTTACTGTTACGCAGGCACCGGCACAGACAATGCGTCAGGTCACCGCACAGGGGGCCGCTGTTAATCTGGACGGTGCTGTTGTCCCCGCAATGGATGACTACATCGAACTACTCAAGAATGTACAAGCGCTCGCAAACGATGTAGCTACACTGCGAGCAACTCTGAACACGCTCATCGGACAGTTGCGAGGGTAATATGGAAAATCCTGTGATGGCAGCACTGAACCCGCAGGTGGCTTCGACCACCTCGTTGGACCTTCCCCCGGCGCTTGCCAGTATCTTGGCAATGCCCGCCGCTGGTGCGGCTCCGATCTCTGCCGCTGGTCCTGCTTCGCCCATGGCTCCGGCTGCGCCGTCGCCCACTCTTGGTGGCGCTCTCGGTGGTACACCCACTATGCAACCTCAGCCGCTGCCCAGCTTCCAAGAGGGTGGGATGATTGGTCCCGGCGGTATGCCGATGGGCGGTGCCCCGGCCCAGCCTTCTGCACCCATGAACCCGGCTGAACGCGACCAGCTTCTCAACCAGTCGATCAACCAGAACCCACAGATGGTTCAGGAAATCCAAGCGACCCTGATGGCTGGTCTCCAGTCCGGCGAGATCACTCCGCAGGAACTGAACATGATCATCCAGCTTACCCAGTTGGCTGCGCAGAACCCGGATATGTACCCCTACGTGCGGCGCTTTGCTATCCAGCAGGGTATTGCTGCCGAAGACGATCTGCCGATGCAGTATGATGAAGGTCTGATGATCGCCATGCTCACTGTGGCCAAGGCTGCGCAGCAGATGATCCAAGGGGGTGAGTCGATGATGGGCGAGCAGGCTCCGATGACCGGACAGCTTGAAGCCACGATGCCGTCGATGAAAGATGGCGGCACCGTCAAGGGTAAGACTGACGCCCCGGTTCCGATCATGGCTCACGAAGGTGAGTACGTCATCCCTAAGAACGTGGTGCAGATGAAGGGGCGCGAGTTCTTCGACCGTCTCGTTGAGCAGTACAAGGACAAGGCGTGAGCGAACTACGCATCGAACTGCTTACCAAGGACAGGGCCATCTCGCTCTGGCCTAAGATCGCGCCTCTCGCAGAGCAGTCTGTGCGTGGTAACGCTATGTCCTCTTCTGACATGGATGCACAGTACATCTTCAATGCGGTATGTGCTGACGAGGCAATTATCTTTGCCGGGTTTGAGGGCGACGAACTTGCCACAATCCTCGGTATCCAGTTCTCCGACGCCAACGGACATAAGTGTGCGGATATCATCGCACTGGCAGGTCGCCATCTGACCATGTTCAAGCGTCGGTACTGGGAGCCTATCCTCGACTGGCTTCGTGCCAATGATGTCGAGTTTCTTGATAGCTATGTTCCGACAGAACGAGCTATGCTATACATGAACAAGTTCGGTTTCGACAAATCCTGCGCACATATCAGAATGTCTCTGGGGAACTAAAATGGGTAAGGTGGTCAAGACGGTCCTGAAGGTTGCAGCCGGGGTGGCTATTGCCGCCTTTGCCCCTCAGCTTGCGGGTGCAATGCTCAAGACAGTCGGTGTTGGTGGGGCGCTCGCGTCCACTGTGGCAACCGCAGCCGTAGGTGCGGGCCTCGGTCAGGTCAGCGGTCTTGGGTGGCAGACAGGTGCCTTAATCGGGGGTCTAGCGGGGGCAGGTAAATCAGGACTATTTGGGGGCGGATCAAAGACAGCGACTGCTGCGGGTGGCGCAGGTACCCCTGCCGCTGGTGTTACTACCGCTGCACCTATTGCGCCGCCTCCCGTTGACGCAGCCCTTGCGGGTAGTCCGGAGTTTGCTGCCAGTGCAGTGCCGACAGCCGGTGCTGCCGCTGCTCCCCAGACGCTTGGTAGCACTCTCTCCGGTGCGGCCTCGAAGGTGGGCAACGTACTCCAACAGGGGGTGAGTAACATCCGCGCTGGGGTTGGTGGTGCGCTTGGTGCTGTTGGCGTTGGTGGTGGCGCTGCTACTGCGGCTGGTGGTGCTGCTGGTGGCATGGGGATTGTTGCCCCTGCCCTTCTTGCTGCTGGACTTGTCCGGACGCCCGGAGGTGCAATCACTGGGGCACAGCAGGCCGAGCTTGCTCGGGCACAGGGCTTTAATGCAGCGCTTACCCAGCAGCGTATGGATCAGGCTAACAAACTGATCGAAGAAGCCGGGTACTATGATCCGGAATATATGGCCCGTCAAGCCGCCGAGGCTGCCATGATCCGGGGTGGCATCCAAGAGACCGAAGGGACTCGCGGTCTGACCGGTGAGCGGCTTGCAGCCGAGCGTCGTCGCTACCGCCTCGGCACTGCGCGTACCGCTGGTTCTGCCTATCAGCAGGGTTATGGCACTGGGGTCGGCGCTCGCCTTCAGGCTCGTCAGGCTGGTATCCAGTCACTCCCGGCGCAGTACCCGACCACTGCGGCAGAGAGCAGTACGGCACTCCGAGATCGTCTCGCAGCCGACGAGGCACGTCGGACTGAAGAAGCTGGTCTGGCTGCATTGTTTGGGCAGGCTCTTGGTCGCCCCGCCACTACGTAAGATAGGGATACCCCATGGCGATTGGTTCGTTTCTCGCTAGTGCAGGCCGGATCGGCGAAGGTATTGAGACATACCAGACCCAGAGCGAACTGCGTCGTCTCCAGCGACTTCAGGCAGAACTTGCTCGCGGCGAACTCGCACGGCAGGAACAGTTTCGTCAAATCCAGCTAGAGGCCCCGGTCGTCGAACTTCCTGAACAGGGGCTGCTCCTCGGTGCACCGATGCAGGTCGCCGAGCCTGAGTTTGCTCCCGCAGGTCGCACTGCCGCTGCTGGGCTTATGCCCGCTGCTCCTGCCGCCATGGCTCCCGGCGCTGCTCCTGCGGCTCCTGCTGCCGCCCCGGCGAAGCCTGCTGCTCGCGTGATGAAACTTGGCGGGGTGACCATTCCTCGCTTTGACTCCCGGCAACCTGACCGTCTCAACGCTGGCGTCGCTGGCTTCAAGCGTGTTGATCCCGAGACTTCTGACTTCCGTCGCGGCCAGATCGAAGGGCAGAACGAGACGCGGCTGAACAATACCCTCAATCAGATCGCGACCGCCACCAACGTCCCTCTCAGCACTATCCGCAAGCCTTTCGTGTCGCAGACCGAGAAGCGCCGCATGGAGGAGGGCGACTCTGCCAGCCAGTGGTACCGCACTACGAACGCTCGCGAGTATTTCCGCCGCAATCCGGAGATGCTGTCGGTCGCGCAAAAGAACCCGGTTGAGTTCTTCAAGGGACTCATGCGGTATAATAAGATGCCAGCGGCTGCTCCCGCTGCTCCCGCCGCTGCTGCCCCCACGCCTACTGCTGGCCTCTCCACGTCCATCGCGAAGATCGCTGGTGCCGAAACTGGCGGCGTAGCCAATCCGTATCAGACACCTAACCTTGCTGGCGCTTCGTCGGCGTTTGGGAAGTACCAGTTCACCAAGGGGACGTGGGTCAACACCTACCGCAAGCTGAACCCCAAGACGGGTCTGAGCGACGACCGCATCTGGGCACTGCGTACCAATCCTGAGATGCAGGAGCGTCTCATGGCAAAGCTCACGCAGGATAACGCTGCTGCCCTTACGGGTGCCGGTCTGCCGGTCAGTGATGCTACGCTCTACCTTGCGCACTTCCTCGGCCCCAAGGGTGCGCAGACGCTGTTGAATGCTGACGCGAATACTCCGGTCGAACAGCTTCCCGGTTTCGCTGCTGCAATCAAGGCCAACCCGACTGTCCTTCGTGGTAAGACGGTTGGTCAGGTAGCTGAGTGGGCCGCTGGTAAGATGGGCGGTGCTGCTCCCGCAGGGGGTACCGGTGTCGGCCCCCAGATGGCCGCTGCTCAAGCAACCCCAGTGCCGGTCCGTATCGACCCGTCGAACTTCTATCTCGCCAACCCCAACGCAACTTCGCGCGATGTGCGGATTGCCATGCAGAACCGTCAGGAACTGGCGCGTATGGCTGATATGTACCGTCGCGCTGGCATGGGGAACGAGTTCACGGCTGCCCGCCTCAAGGTGGTTGAACTGGATAACAGCCTCATGTTCCTTCAGGGGATGCAGGGGCTACAGGAACTGGCATTGGCCAACGACCCTCGCCGCCTCGCCGCAGTATGGTCTGACTATGCTGGCGTGCCGGTTCAGCTTCAGCCGCAGACCAATGGTACGTTCAACGTCGTGGTCAATGGCCGGGTGACCCAGCGCGGCGTGGCTCGTAGCGCCATCATCGATGCTGCCCGGTCGTCGTTTGATAAGCAGTACGTCACGACACAGGCCGAAGCACAGGCCGAGATGAACACCGAGTTCTTCAAGAGCCAACTTCGCATGACCGAAGAGGCAGCCAAGACTGCTGCCAAGTTTGCTGCCGATGTCCAGCTTAAACTGCTTGAAGGCGATAACGCTCGGGCTACCGAGATGATCAAGCAGATGGACCCCAACGGAAAGATCACGATGCTGCCCGATGGTAGTGGTCAGGCAATCCTTCAGGTGCAGGGTCAGACCTTGCTTATCGACAAAGGTGGTGTACAAATCGAAGGCGCGCCTGAAGGTATGGTATCTGGTCCGTCCGCACGTCCCATCGCAGGTCTGCCGCAGCGCACTGTAGGTGTTGGTACTGGAGGATAAAAATGGCTCAGGCCGGTCTGTCGATCCTTAACCCGTTGGCGGCTCCGGCGGGTGGCTCTGACCTTAATCCTCTGGTCAACCGCACACCCACCAAGGTCACCGGCCTTGATGCACTCCAGCAGAGCGTAGCCTCCATTCAGGCTATGGGTGAAGCTGCCCGTGCGCAGGTCCGTGTTCCGGAGATTGCCGCGCCGCAGGTACAGCAGGCGCAGCCGACCATTGCGTTCAGCCCGTCTCGTGGTGAGTTCTTTGTGCAAGGCCGCACGTTCTCCAAGGACGATGCGCAAAGCGCCATCGAGAGCGAAGCCCTGTTGGGTCAGCCCGGTGCGCCTCTCCCCACTGGTGACTGGGTCCCTGTGGACCCGCAGGCTTATGCTGGCTACCTCCAAGGGATCAAGGAACCTAGCCTCGGCACGCTGTTCTCCAAGGGGTTCGGTCGCGGCGTTGATGTAAGCCAGCTTCTTGCCGGTCGTGGTCTCCAGTTCCTTGGTGCTGAAGAAACTGGTGGGCGGATTGTCGCCCAGCAGATGGAAGACCTCCGGCAGACCACACCCTACGAGCGTCAGTTTAGTGATATCGAGTCTGGCCGTGACGCCATCGAATGGTTCGTAGCCAACCTTGGTGCGCAGGGTCCCAACCTGCTGGAGTCCATCGCTGTCGCTGCTGGTGGTGCCGCTGCGGGTACTCTCTCCGGTGGTCCGGGTCTCGGTACGCTTGGTGGTGCCATCGCCGGTCTGGCAGGCAAGTCCTCGTTCAAGCAAGCGGTCCTTGCCGCAGCGCGCAAGCAGGCTGCGGGTGAAGTCCTTGACGCTGCTGAACGCAAGATACTGCGGAGTGCTGCCGGTATCGCTGGTGCCACTGTTGCTTCCTATGCGAACAACATCGCTACGGGTACAGCGGATATCTATGGCGAGATGCGTGAGCAGGGTGCCGACCCGGACGATGTGAACGCGCGGATGACCGCGCTCTTGGGGTCCCTACCTTATGCTGCGCTCGAAACACTCCCTGAGTTCCTGCTGGCTGGTCGCGTTCTTGGCGGTGTTGCCGCTCCTCGGGCTATGGCTGCTGGCACTTCTCTGCCTCGTCGTGGCGCTGAACTTCTGCGCCGTGGTGCTGTGGGTGGTGCAATCGGTGGGGCTGCCGAAGGCGCTACAGAACTCGGGCAGGAAGCCCTGCTCCTTGGTCTCTCCGATCAGGACCTGAGCAAGCCTGAGAACGTCCAGCGTCTTATCGAGTCTTTCGCTGCTGGTGCTGCCATCGGTGCACCACTCGGCGGAGTTGCCAATCTCAAGGGGCGTAAGCCTGCTGACCTGCTCGGCGGCGCTAACCCTGAACCTCTGGCACTACCCGCGCCGCCCAAACAACTTCCGGCTCCGCTTAAGCGGCTGCCGTATTATGGTCCAGAGCAGGGCGAGCTTCCCCTTATTGGTGGTGGCGGTGTCGCTCCGACTCCTATTGCGCCTACTGCGGTTCCGACGCAGCCAGAGATGTTCGAGGGTGTTGATCTCGGTATTGCACCCGAAGGTCCCTCCCCGCAGCTTGAACTGCCCTTCGCCGCTGGCGTGGCTCCGGTTGCGCCGACCACTGAAATCCAAGACGTACTGCCCTTCGAGTCCGGTCTGGCTCCGTTCCGCTATGCGCAGCCTGTTGTTCCCACTGGTACTCTTGCCGATAACCCTGTGCTCCGCGCACTTCAGCAGCGCGAGCAGGAAGCGCAGATGGCCGCGCAGCGGCAGGCCGAGTTCGAACAAGCACAGGGCGCACGGGTTCCCGTCACGGGTCTTAATGCCCTCCAGCAGCGCCTTGCCGAGTCGCAGCCGTTCCTTGAAGTGGTGGGTACTGAGGGCACGCTCCTACCCGAACCGACCTATGGTGCTACTCCTGCGCAGGCTGCCGAAGAGTGGCGTGCCCTTGCTGGCCGTGGTCGGCCTAAGCCGTTTGCCAACTTCCTACCCGAAATCCAGAACCAGTGGATCGATGCGCTCAATATGGAGCAGGCTGGTGAGCTTTCGCGTGATGACCTCCGGCAAATCCGTACCGAATTGGTACAGGCCGAGAACGAAGCGCGCCTCACTAAGACCCCGCCACGCACTGTGGTCACTGGTGCCATCACGCCGACACCCACCCCGCCGACAGGAGGAAAGCCGAGTGGTCTTAAGAAGCCAAAAGCAACTGCGGTTTCTCCAGCGCAGCAACCCGCAACTCGCGGAGAAGCTCTCAAGCGGCCTGTCGGACGAGCAGTTGCAGCGCCTACCGGAAAGCCTAGCGCCAAGCCAGCGGCCAAAGCCAAAAAAGCAGCCGCACCTGTTCAGAAGCAGCCGGGAGAAGTTGTTCAAGTTCTGAAGAAGGGCAAGACTGAAAAGCGCAAACCGAGAACGCAGGCCCCGACCCTCGCTGAAGACCGTGGCAACATGACCGATGCTGATCGGATTGATGCAGCTATCCGGTTTGCAGAAGAGGCTACGACCCGAGCAGATCGCGACGATGTTCGCGATGCCTATTATGATATCTTGGAGCTTGCCTTCTTCGAGCGCCTGTCCAGTGGCACAGTCGAAGGCCGCAAAGCGATCCAGACCAAGGCGCGTGACTTCCTCAAGGGTCCGATCTCCAAGTGGCACCAGCCGTCGCTGGCCAAGGCGTTCCGCGATATCATGCTGCGTGAGGACACCCTTCCGGCTGATGGTCCGTGGTTCCAGTTCATGCTGGACAACGATCTGACCAAGGCGTTCCCGGACAAGGCGAAGGACAAGATTACTAACCTCGACAAGATCAAGGACCCTGCGCTCCGGGCGCAGGCCGAGGAGATGTTTGCGATTGAGCCGCAGCCTGCGGTTACCAAGAAGGCGACTTACGAAAGCAAGCCTGTCCTTACCGACACGGCTCTGTCCAAGCTGGCTGCGCTGCTGGCGAGCAACTTGAAGGTGTTCAACCTTGAGCGTCCGTTCACCTTTTCGCAGTCGTCGATGTCCAAGGAGGAATACCCGAGCCTGCCCTTCGCACTCGAAGACCTGTTCGCTGAGACCAACGAAGCTGACCGCGACACGCTGATCAATGGCTACCCGCTGAAGGATTACTTCACTGCGGATGGTGAAGCCAAGTTTGACAAGGTCGGTGACCTCTTCACTCCGTCTGCCAAGAAGGAAGACGAAGGCCGCTTCGCTCTGGCCTCGTTCAACCAGCCTGATCGCGCTGATCCTGCTGTGGGTAAGCTGCGCATGGCGATCTCGCGGTTCGTATCGAAGCTGGCGACTAAGCCCAAGGTCGCGGTGTTCAAGAACCAAGCCGACATGAAGGCCAAGAACCCGGCTCTCTACCGCAAGGCTGTGGCTGCTCGCCCTGAAGGCGACTTCGATACCGCACTGGCTGCGGGTTACTCGTTCGGCGACGGTAACGTGGTGATCTTCACGGACCGCATTGCCAACCAGCAGCACCTGAACTTTGTGTTGGCACACGAAACCCTCGGCCACTTCGGTCTGCGTGGGATCATCCCGGCGAACAAGTTCAACGCCGCCATGGAGGCGATCTATAACGCCAGCCCTGCTATCCGCTCCGATGTGGATATCGCTGTGGCCAACGGCCAGTCCAAGGCTGAAGCGGTCGAAGAATACCTCTCTGACTTTGCCGGGGTGCTCGACACCAGCGTGGTGGCTCGGGTCTGGAATGCCATCAAGGGTGCGCTCAACAAGCTGGGCATCAAGTTCGGTGACGAGATGGTGCGCTACGTCCTGAAGCACTCGCGGTCCTATGTGCGCAGTGGCAAGTCGAGCATGTTCGATGTGGCCAAGGTCTTCGGTGACCTGCAAGATGTGGAGTACGGCAAGGGTTACGCTTCCACCGGGCGGTTCAGCACAGTGGGAGATATCTACGCGGACAACCGTGCGGCTGAACTGGTGCGCGACCATATGGCCAATGCTCCACTGAACTGGGAGCAGGCATGGACCACGATCAAGGGCGCTGTCGGCAATAGCACTGACCGCTTCGACCGGTTCAAGGCTGAGTTCCTGAGTCTCGCCAACTTCCGCTCACGCCTCAACCCCGGCCTCAATCGCTTGGAGGAAATCCTCGAAGCGGCTCGCGACCTCACCTCCAGCATCCGGGTCTCAAGCAACGAGCGTAACGCAGAGGTGTTCGACGCCGCCGTGTTCGGTAAGTACTTCGGGGTGACGGACGAGCAGACCGACTCGATCAACAAGCTGATGTACGCTTCCCAGCGGCTTGCCGCCAGCAAGGTCAAGAGCTTGCGAGACCTCAAAGGTCCTCCGCTGTATGAGTTCAAGGATGGCGAACTGGTCCCCAACCAGCCGGAAATCGACAGGCTCACCAAGCAGGGCATGGTTACTTTCGAACAGGCGCGGGACGGGTTTACCTACGAGGTCCAGCTTCCGGATGGCACTACCCGCGAAGAGCGCTTTGCTGGCATCCCCGGTCTGACCAAGGAGAGCATCGAGTGGCGTGGGTATGTCAGCCTGCGTGAGACGGTCAACGAGGTAGAGCTTCTGCTTCTGCGCGCCCACTACCAGAGTCGGTTCGAAGACCAGAACATCGCGTTCAAGCAGTTCGATGAACTGGTCGAGAACAAGCGCCTGACCAACGCGGAGCGTGATCTGCTGCGCCGCATCATCAGGACATACCACGACCTCTATACGGCAGACATCACCTTCGATGAGCTTGGCTACCCCAAGCTCGACACCAATGCCATGCAGAACGGTAATGACTTCGTCGTGGCCATCAACAAGGCGCTGACGCTCGGGCAGCAGCGGGACTTCGACGAGGTCGCGCGGTTCTTCGAGGGCAAGGCGGCTGACGATATGGTCGCCAAGCTGCGTGAGTTTAAGACTCGCCTGAAGATCGGGGCCGACAACAAGTACACCATCCAGAACCGGGTCAAGCAGCTTGGGGTACTGGAAGTGTCGAACACCGACGCTGATCTCTACACCCGTCGCACACTGGCCACTGGCTACACCCCGCTGCTGCGCGAGGGCCAGTTCCAAATCCGTGTCGAAGTGGTCAACCCCCGCACGGGCAAGGTCGTTCGTTTGGCTGATGCCTATCGTGAGCAGCTTATCTACTCGCAGGTGGAGAAGGAGAGCGAAGCCCTCGAACTGGCTGCGGGCATTAATGACATCTTCAAGGACAAGACCTACGAGGTCGATGCCTATAGCCCGGATGCAGGTGAGTACGTCAAGCAGACCGTGGTCTTCCGAGCCGTGTCGGAGACGGCACTCGACGCCATCGCCGGTCCTCCGGAACTGAACCTCAACGAGTTTGTGTATGGCCTGCGTCAGCTTGATATTGTACTGACCCCGAAGGAAGTTGAGCGCGTGGTCACTGCCCTGACCCGGCAGAACAGTTCGGCTCGTAACCGCCTGCTGCGCGCCTTCACTCCGGGTGCTGACCCGGATGCCATCAAGGCGATCTCCCGCCATGTGGACTCGCGTGCCTCGACCATCTCCAAGACGATCATGCGTCCGCAGTTGGGCGAACTTATGAACCTGTCGATGGAGTCCACGCAGCGCCTGTGGAATGGCGATGCCCGACTGCTGGCTGACCTTAAGACTGCGGCTGAGAACACCAACTTGTCTGTGGAAGAACGCGCCATCGCGCAGCGTGAATATGCCCGCTACAAGTACATGTATGAACAGACCAATCCGAAGGGTAAACCCAAGCGGACTAACCAGTTCTACAATGAAGCCTCGCGCACGGTGTCGTTCCTTGACGAGAACCGCGACGTAACCGAGTCGAACTTCGAAAGTGGTGAGGTTGTCTCGCGAGTCCGTGCGGCTACCAGCATCATGCAGCTTGGCGGTTCTATCGCCACTGGTGCGCTCAACCTGATCAGCGCTTATACCAACGGTCTGCCGTTCCTCGCCAGTTACAACCCTCGCAATGGTTTCGGTGGCGGCTTCGGTATCGGTCCCTCGGTTGCCCAGTTCCACATCGCGGCCAAGCAGGTCGGGGCATTGGGTATGGCCAACATGAAGGCCAACACGGCAGAGTTCTACGATGCCGTGGCCAAGAGTAAGGAACTCCAGACCAAGTACGGACTGGCAGCACACGAGGCCGAGTTCATCGCCCGCGAAATCCGTGAGGGTGCCATGATCCCGGCGCAGACCAACGCGCTGATCAACACTGCTCGTGGTCAGATATCGTCGGGCTTTGCCCGCAAGTTCATCGATGGGTGGATGCTGCCTTTCAACCTGACTGAACAGGCTTCTCGCCGCACGCTGGGTCTCACTGCCTATCGGCTTGAGTATGAGCGGCAGATTGCCGGTGGTCGTAGCGAGACCAAGGCACAGGAAGCGGCTCGCCGCTTTGCTGTCGATGCCCTGAGCCTGACCATGGGTGAGTACTCAGTGCTCAACCGCCCGCCTGCATGGCGTTCGGGTATCCAGTCGTTCCTCTATATGTACAAGGTCTTCCCGACCACTTCGATCCAGTTGTTCTCGAACCTGTCGCGTGGCGGCAAGATCGCCATGCTGGCATCTCTGTGGATGCTCTCCGGTTTGCAGGGTCTGCCGTTCGCTGAGGACCTCGAAGACCTGATCGACACACTGGCTCAGGCGCTTGGGTTCAAGGTCGGTAGCATCCGTATGGAGATCGCCAAGTTTGTTGATGGCGTCTTCCCCGGCATGTCGCCGTACTTCCTACAGGGTGTGGTCAACTCGGCAGTGCCCGCTGATATCGCTGGACGTGTCTCGCTGGGCAACGTCTTCCCCGGCACGGGTATCCTCCTGTCTGGTGCGGACGTAGGTCGTGAACTTACCGACATCGCCGGTCCTGCGCCTTCGGCCCTGATTGGCTCGGCCCAGTTCTTTGCTGACCTGATGCGTGTACCGTTCTCCGACCGTATCCAGTTGGTCGATGTGGCTCGTGAGGCTCCGGTGACTATGCTCCGTGCAACCGGTGATGCTGTTGCCTACGCCAAGTCAGACGCCATTGTGGACCGCCGTGGTTATGTCGTGGCCGATGATGCCAACGCTGGAGTTATCGCTGCTCGTTTGTTGGGGTTCTACCCGAGCGAGGCTGCGCAGCAGTACAGCGCGATCCGCGTCGCTACCCGTGTGACAGACTACCAGCGAGATGTCGTGGCAGGCTTCCGCCAAGCATGGATCAAGGCCACGATGGAGGGCAACACTGGCCGCGCACGCGAGATCGAGCAGGCAGTGGATAGCTGGAACAAGGGGGCCAAGGGCACCGGGCTTGAGATCGCTGACTTCCGTCGCCGGTCCATGCGTGCGCTCAAGGAAGCCCAGCGACCGGCCAAGGAGCGCACCCTGCGTACTGTCCCCAAGGCTGGCCGCGAAGATATCGAGAGGGCATTCGATACCCTCTCGTACTAGACTACTTTCAACTCCCCGAGTACTTGCGTGTCGTATGCTTGGTCCGCGTTATCAAGGATACCACGCAGTCTCGGGTGACACAGGTTGATCTGGACGACGTAGGACTGGCCGGTCTTGATATCGGTTCCCTTACCCAGATACGCCTTGTTGTTCTTGACCGGCAGCAGGATGTTCTCAGACTCTAGGTCTCGGGTAATCTGCCGGTAGTCCACATTGCGAGACGCAAGCCAGTTGCGGAAGTGGGTCCGGTCCAGCATTACAGAGCCGTGGTCGAATACTCCGTTCGGTTGGTTGCGCCGCACATCATAACGTATCCTGACTTCGCCCTGCGGCATCCGTTGGAACAGTGGCACTGGCTGCTGCCCATAGGTGTGCATGACCGTAAGCGCCAGCCGGGTATTGTCGTTGAGGTACTCCGACAGGATATCGAAACTGTCCATCTTGTTGGAGACGATGTTCTGCCGCACGGTCCCGGTCTGGTCCAGTACCCAGTTGATCGCCATGGCTGGATCAAACCTGATCCAGTTCTGTTCCTTGGCGATCCGTAGAGCCAGATCGGTCAGGACAATGGCGATCTCCCAGTAGCGTTCTTCACCGCTGAACTCAGCAGGATACCTCTGTGGGAACGTAGTCATCGCCTCGTCGATCATCTCCTTGATTGCCTGTGGTCCCATCGCCAACAGGTACTCGACGAACTTAGGGCCGACCCAACCGTAGTTGGTGGTGATGAACTGGAAAATCTTGCGGCCACCGGACGTACCGTCAGCAAATACCGGGTGCGGCTCGACAGCAACCTCCAGCATACGCATCAACTGCGCGTCCGTAGCAGTGCTCATCGCTGCCAGTTTGGTGGACCAAGGGATGTTGGTGGAGATGGTCACGCTGGTGGCCCAGCGCTTGGTCTCCCGTTCCTCTGCACTGCGGTTCAGACGTGCCTTGTCGCGGCCCTGCGTGACCATGTAGAGGAAGTCGCCGACCTCCTTGTCCGTCACAACTGTGGCTTCGTCGATGGTCATCGGCAAGTTGCAGTAGAACCCAAGCCGATTGTACAGGCTGTTCATCGTGAACTTGGCTGCGAAGTGCAGCTTCTGCGGATCACCCCACAGCGACTGCTGCCAGAGTTGTGCCAGCGTCTTACCCGTACCAGTCTGACCGCACAGCGATAGCGTCAGACCATTCAGGCCAGTCAGTTCGATCAACGGTGTGGCAAGGCTGAACCCAATCGCAAACATGTGCGCAGGCATCTTGGCTGCCTGAAGCAGTGACGTGAAGTCGGTCCACCCCTGCTGACTACCCGAAGAACCGTAGAGTTCGCCGCCCAACCGCTGGCTGCTGGTCGAGAGAGTGATGTTCTCCTTGCTGACAGTGCCGTCATCCAGCTTGCGGTAGAGCGTGTTGCCGTGGACGAACTGCTTATAGTCATCCTTCCACCCCATGCTGTTGTAGAGGTTGGTCATTGCGCGCATCTCGCGCAGCTTGTCCATGTACGAACGTAGCATAAACTGGAAACTCGCGGTTTGCTTCTCTGTCCTGAGAACTATCCCCTGATCAGCGACGGCAGTTGTGAACTCACGCAGACGTGTGTCCGTGAGGAATGCTTGGCGCAGCGTCAGTTCCTGCCAGCCTGCGTGCTTACGATCCCAGTGGTAGCGGACGGTCTCATACCCAAGCGACTCGTCCCTACCGTAACCAACGGGGTAGATATCGAACGGGCAGATATCGAGGTCTGTGCCATCGACAGTCTGCTTGATGCCCGAGGCAGTGCGCTTGTAGCTTCGTGGAAGTGGTACCGCAGCGCCGATCTTGTCAGGCGCAGCTTCCGATATCTCTACCGTGCTGAACTGTGCACCGATCTGGGTAGGTGCCGTGATCTTGCCTGCGAACTTGCAGCCAGCGCAGCCCTTGGGGCGTTCCTCTTGGAACTTTTTGCAGGTGGCAGGGCCGGAGACCGACTGCTTCCAGTGCGCCATCTTGCGCATGGTCTTGGTGTAGTCGAAGTCTGGATGCTTGCTCGACCAAGCGACAGCGGTGTTCTCCGAGTCGATGCAGAAGGCAGCGATGCCCAGCATGGCGTACCAAAACGGCTCGGAGACTTCGGCTTGGTTCTCCACACCCCACGCGATCTGCTGGCACTTGGAGGCAACGACATCCGGGTTGGCGTCAGGGAACTCTGCATCGACAGCGAGAGCTTGTGACAACGCACTGGTACGTGTTGGAACTCCGAAGTGAGTCGTAGTCGGTGCATGTACAACAAAACTACTGAGCGCGGTCCGCATCACATCGGCATCCACCGCAGGCGCGTCGATCAGCAACCTGACCTCGGCACCACCCTTCGGGTTGATGGTTCCCACAGGGCGAAGCAGTCGGGCGCTGTCACCCGGCACGTTCATGTCGATCTCGAACCCGTTGGCCTTGGCCGCTGCCTTAAGGGCAAGACCCAGTGGTCCCCACTGCGCAGGCGCAAGCGCTTCGGTCAGTACCCAATAGACGTGCAGTCCGTTGCCCGAATGAATGATCATGGGCTTGGGTAGCTGGAGCGCGGATATGAACTGGCTGAGGGCGAGCAGCCCTTCTTTCCATGTGGGGTAGGGTTTGTCCGGGCCACAGTCCACGTCGATGAACAGGGTCTGGGTAAGGTGGGTGTTGCGCTGGCTGCGCTCTGAGTTGTCTTGCATTGACGAGACGGCATAGTACACGTTGCCGCCGCGCTGGCTGATGGATTGTACTGCCTGAGTAAGGTTTTCCACTGAGTCGTAGAACTTGTGGATCATCCCTCGTGGCGTCAGTTGTGCGCTGACGTACACACCTTCAGATGGCAGCACCTTCCCGAAAAATGTTATAGTGTCCATGATGCCCCTGCGTCCGTGGGGGGATTGCTCCCCCCACTAGTTCAGTCTTGGTTGAGTAGCTGCTGGAGGCGCTCCTTCCTCTGCTTCTGGTCTGCGGCGATCACCTCCGGCATGGGCCATGAGTGCTCCGTCATGACCGCGAGCAGCCTCTTTAGCATAACCCGAACAGTCGCGTCATTGGATTTGCGGATCGGTTTACCGCGCAGCCAACCATAGTACGTCGCACGAGTTACGCCAAAGAGATCGGACATGTCCTGAACGGTCAGAAGCATGTGCTTCCGCAGCGCCTCCACCTTGGTGAAGTCGATTGCGGTATTAGTCATCGCTATCCATACCTCCCACCAGAGCCGCGATCTCGTCTGCCAGAGACATGGCGTCAGCGCTTTCGGTTGCTACCGCAGGGGCAGGCTTTGCCTTGGGCGCAGGCTTGGGAGCCGGGGCTTCTTCTTCGACAGGCTTTGCTGCACCGAAGCCACGCTTCGGAGGGGCCGCTTCAGGCGCAGGGGCAACTGGTTCCTCCACGACTTCGACCGGAGCGGGCTTCGGTGCAACAGGCGCAGGCCGCTGGGCCTGAACCGGAACTTCGACGGGACGGCTGTTAGTCTTCTCGCCCGTGATCTCAAGGACCTGATCGCTACCAAACAGGCTATCGACCGCAGCCTGCGTCTCAGCGTCAAGGAACCCGCCGAAGCCAAACTTCAGCTTGGGGTATGACGCATCGGTATCGAACGACAGGACGGTCTTGACCACTTCGACCGGGATACCACGGACGGTCAGTTCTTTCTGGAACTGGTTCAGCCCCTTGAGCGCAGCAGGCGTAACCTGAAGTAGGTAGACCGGACCGGTGGGGTCCTCAGCAGCCACGATGGCAAGACGCTTCTGGTCAGCACAAGCCTTGATCTGCTGCCCGGTGGCGCTGACCTTCGAACCCCATGCGTTCTTGGGGCACGATGCACACAGATCGTTCTCAGGGTTCTGGACCGAGGCGTCAGGACCGATGCCGTCCAGCGAGAAGCAGTCAGGACCAGTCGGCTCGTCGTTCGGGTCCCACTGCTTGGCGTAGAAGGTCTTGGACAGGCGCGGGTTGGCACCGACGATAACCACGTTCAACTTGGTCTGGTCGAGGACGGTCTCGGTCTTACCCTCGACGATGCGGAACCGCGAACCCTTGATGCTGATGCGCGGGTAGCTGTCACCCTGAGCCAGACCGGCAGCCAGCGAGGCAGCCAGAGCAGACTGCTGACCCATACGGGCAGCGAGGTGTGCAGGGACTTGGATGTTAGACGGAATAAGGGACGTGCTCATAAGTTCTCCTGTGATGAGCGTGTTGATGTTAGACGCTTGTTAGACGGAACCCCGTGCGGTCACCGATCCGCCGGAGAGTTTCAATTCATACTGGTGCCCGACGCCAAGGGCGGTCCGGGCCTGTTCTGCAACGATGTGTTCTGCGATGTCAGTGTGGTCCTTGCAATAGGTAAGCACCGGCATCTTCATTGTCTGGTTGATAACTCCCCGGTCGAAGGTCCGAACGATGTAGCCGTTGCTGATCCGGTAGGCCATGATGGCTGGGCCGGACTCGGACAGTACAGAGTTGGCCTCGCGTGTCTCTCTGAGTGTAGCCTCGTAGTAATCTGGCTCGGGCGCAATACCCAGCCACCTGCGTATCATTCGCTTGATCATTCAGTCCTCCACTTTCGCTGTTGGTTTGCGGACGCTGACCTCGATCTTGGTGCCGTAGTTCACACCCGGAGGTACAGCCTTGTACTGCTCGATGTACCCGCGCACTGCGGTCTTGTTCACCGCCTTGTTCAGCATGTCGTAGGCACCGGTCTCCTTGATGAAGTTCAGCGTAGCATCCCAGTTCTCGACGTTGGCATAGTCCTTGGTGGTCAAGAACGCTGTGCCATGCTTGGTCTTGAACGAGGTTACCCCCAGCGCATCGGCCTGTGCCTTGATCCACGCTTCGATCTTGTCCATCTTGGTTTCGAGTTGGGTTACTTCGTCCTTGATGCGGGCTTCCACTTCTGCCTTCTTGGCCCGCAGTGTCATGTAGGCCGCGATGGCCTGATCCACAGTAATTGTCATCGTCTCGTTTCCTCTTGGATTAGGTCGAGCAGCAGACCTTGTAGTTTCTGCTTATTCTTCAGCCGCTCGTATGCTCGGTGTTCCAGATCGGTCGCTTCGATATGGATCACATTCGAAGTCTTGTTCTTGCCAATCCGTTCGATACGCCCGTTTGCTTGGACGTATGTCTCGTTACTGTTGACCGGTCCGTACCAGATGATGGTGGACGCAGTTGTCAGTGTAAGTCCGTGAGCCATGGTGCCCGGATGGGCGATCAGGACGTGAGGGTCCTTGCTGTCTTGAAAGTCCTTGAAGATCACATCGCGTTTGGATGACGAGACCTGACCGTTCACAACACCCACAGTCCAGTGCTTGGATAGCTCCTTCTCCAACATGTGGAGTGTGCCTGTCAGTGGGACGAAGACGATCACCTTCTCGCCTGCTTCCTCGATAATCTCCTTGACCACCTTGACCCGAGGGCTGGCGTCGATCTCGATGTCCTGACCATCATCCCCATAGGCCACACCGCAAGCGATTTGGATCAGCTTCTGGACCTTGACCGCCTCGTTCACTGCACTGATGGTGCCGTCACTACCCACCTCGGCGATGAAGTCCTTGAGCATGGCTTTGTAATGCTTCTGTTGCTCGGCTGTCAGCGCAACCTGACGTGTCTGCACGATGGTCTCTGGTAGATCGAAGCACTCATCTCGGGTGAACCGCACTGCTGGTTGCAGGATGTCCTTGACGATATCGGTGGACTCCGGTCGGGGCACGTACTTCCACTGGCCGATCTTCATCATAACCGTTTCGCGGAACGAAGTGAACGTGGACTTGCAGTTCGGACTGTCCACCAGCTTGGCGAGTGCCCATGCGTCAGTCGGGTCATTTGGAGTCGGCGTGCCGGTCATCAACCACAAACGTGTTCCGGGGTTCATCCCCATCCACTTACGGAAGAACTTGAACCGCTGAGTGCTGGGGTTACGCAGCACGGCTGCCTCATCGACGATGACCAGATCGAACTTACCATGGGCTTCCTCAGCGATGATCGAAAAGCCGTCGTGGTTGACGATGTAGAAGTCCACGTCCTGCTGGAGCAACCTGCGTCTACGCTCTGCCGTACCATGCAGCACGGCGAACTTGCGGTGCGGGAAGCCGAGGAAGATACCATCACCCCAGACACGTTCCAGTGTGGACAGTGGCGACAGGATCAGCACCTTCTCGACCTGCTTGGTCTTGAGTAAATAGTCCGCTGCCCACAGCGCGCTCTGCGTCTTGCCAGTACCGATGTCGTTGAGCACCAATCCCTTCTCATGGAGCGTCAGGAACGCAGCCGTTTCCTTCTGGTGATCGAACGGGGTGAACCGACCGGGCCAGTCGTAGTAGTGGAGGATGGGTGACGGGGCCTTAATCCCCATGTTATTGAGAACACGGACTTCATCAAGCCGATGCGGTGCGACCACGAGGTCCATGCCACGCACAGAGATATGCTTGGCAGTCGGTATCGTGTCGAGGATACGGTTGGGGTTGTTCAGCTTCAGCGCAAGCGCCTTGGCTTTTTCAATGACTAGCACAAATGTACGCCTCTACTTGGGCGATGGTGTCATCGTCATAGACGAGGAACCACATACCGCCTGCTTCCTTGATCTCGTGCCCTGTCTTCCATTGCAGGGCTGTCGGCTTCTTGGTCTTGTCTGCCTTCACCTCGATACCCACGAACCGACCACGCACGATGGCGATGATGTCGGGCAGCCCAGACTTTCCGAACCCGTTGTTGCCGGGGAAGAAGTACCAGACCTTGTGCTTGCGCAGCATCTCAGTGAGACGGCGCTTTACTTTTGACTCGGGCGTAGTCGCTCCCATAAGAACTCCTCAGTGCAGGTTTGCAGTCCACGCCTGCTCACCCGAGGTATGACTTCTTCGCACGGTGCCCTTACGCTTCCCTAGATCAGGCAACGGTGCGAGTGCTGCGCCATAACCTCAAGGTAGCTTACGATACACGGGTGTCAAGTGACAAAATTAGCGGCGCGCCCATTTACATGTGGATTGTGCGGGGCACCAACCACACAGACCGCTCGGTCTGGCGGGCCAGTTGTCGAAGTATAGCGCCTGTTCGATGCGACTCGTGGCCGCTGCGATCCCGCCCCAGATACCCATCATATCCGTCTTGCGGTCATAGGTCTCGCTGTCCATCTTCATGTCCTTGAGCCAGACCAGTGTGGTCTTGACCCGCTGCACTTCGGGAAAATGCTTGAACACCTGCCCCGCAAAGATTTCCATCTGAAAGAAGTCAGGCTTACGCTTGCCGGTCTTCCAATCCATGACGACAGCATCGTCGCCTTTGAGTACCAGAATGTCGAGCTTGGACCTCAGCCATGCGTCCTTGTCCCACCAACCTGTCGGCTCGTGATTGTCGTTGAGGACAAGCTCCTTCTCGACGTGCAACTCACCGCCTTGGGCCAACTTCTCGACGCCCTTGCAGAGCGGTTCGTAGTGGGCTGCTTCCTGCGGTAACTCATCGTTGTCCCTGAGCCTGCGCTCCAGCATCTCGTGGATGCGTTCGCCATACTTGCTGGCCTCGCCGCCCTCGTCCTTAATATCCTTCAGGATGCGCTGGCGGTAGTACCGCTGCGGGCAGTTCTCGAACTGCTTCATGGAGGAATAGGAGTGCGACAGGTAGATACCCTTCTCTTCGTTCATGACTTGATCCCCGAGACTTGTGTGTCGTTGTTGTACCTACCCTTGGCGGCATAGGATGCCTGCTCGGGGACCGCCTTGTGGCGGAAGAAAATCATCTGTCCAATCGCATCGCCCGGACGGATGCGTATCGAATGGTAGCGGGTCATGTTCTTCAGTTCGAGGGTAAGGACGGAGCCGTTCCATCCGGCATCGCACCAGCCAGCATTCATATGCTCCAACCCGATGCGGGCCATCGAGGACTTCAGCTTGTACTCAGCAGAAATATCTGTGGGTAAGTTGAAGGTCTCGGTGGATTGGGCCAGAATAAACTCGCCCGGTTCCAGCACATACCCGTCCTCATCCATGACATGTCTGTCCATGATAAGCGGTGTGCGACTGCGGTAATCGATTATCCGGTGGTAATATCCTTTGGGTGTACGTTCGACCAGCAATGTATCACCGAGATGTATGTCGATGCTTGCTGCGTTTATGTCGGACTTGTCCACAGGATGTATCACTCTGCGTGACACCAGATCAGCAAGTTCGTCGTGACTAAGCAACATCGCAGTTCTCCATTATCCTGTACTTCGCTCTGAGTGCGAGGACGATCTTCGGGTGCTCCTTCACCAGCGCATTGAACAGCTTGGCGCTCCCCACCAACATACCTTTGCGGTGCAGCCGGTCACTTTCAAGCCACGTACTGCTGTTGTCGAGTGTCTGCTTGTCAAACGCCATCGTCATACTCCAGTGGTATAGTAACCAGTTCAAGGACCTTGGCCTTGTACGCTTCGTCCTTACCCATGCGCCACGTCCCCTGATCGACGGCATAGATTATTGAACTGTGGTCACGACCCATGAGTTTACCGATCTTCGGATAGGACATCCCTTGTGTCCTAAGTGCGGTGCACAATGCAAACTTGGCAGGCATCAGGAACTTGAACCTGAAGTCGCCGACCAGATCGCGTGGGTGAATTGAGAACATCTCTGCACAACGCAGGACGATGGGCTGCTTACTAAAATCTGAGGTCATCGGGGTTCCAGTCGTAAATGTCCCAGCCGAAGTTCAGCCAGAGCCAGTGGCGCAGGCTAGGCGTCATCGGTCTTGCCTTTCAGGATGACTTGCACTTCGTAGGCGTGGCCACACCACTCCAGCGGGAAGCGCGCGTAGCAGTCTGGCATGAAGAGCCGCAGCTTGTCGGCGTCAGCCAGCACGCGCCGACCGATGTAGTCGGCCAGTTCGTCCTCGGTCATCACACCTCCCCGCGTTCGATTGCGTCTGCGGCCCGCTTTAGCGCCAGCATCCCGCCTATGTATGCGCGGGCCGCGCCCTCCTGATCCCTGCCGACAGCCTCGTTGGCCTTTTTGTCTCCGATGTCGGCCTGCCCCCGCAGCCACTCCACAATCTCCCGCTCCCTCGCTGCTTTGCCTGCTGCGAATGCGGTGGCGCGGTGGCGGGCAAAGCGGTCTGCAAGTTCGACTTCGGGGATCACCTCAAAGTTGATACCGCGCGGCGTGAACCATTCCTGGGCCGCCTTTATGTCCCCCTCCGTCACCCCATCCTCGCCAGCGTGTTCGATCAGGGCGGTGAGGGCGGCTTTCATTTCGTCAGTCAGCATCATGCGTTCCTTTCAACCACTGCCACACAAAGAGAACATCGTCCCGGTAGTGGCGGTAAACCACGGCGATGAGTGCCAGCAGGCCGATGTAGATCAGGGCGTCAGTCAGCATCGGTCACTTCACCTCTCCCTGTTCGAGTGCGGCCTTGGCGTCGCGCACATCCTTGACCGTCAACGGCTCTTCGGAGGCGGAATAGCGCCAAAGAAGGCGGCGCAATTCGGCCACTTCTGCCCGCAGCGCCTCGGCTTCCCGCTTGAACGCTTCCAGTTCGGCCTTCGTGGTGCGGTGCTCGGTGATGAGATCTTCAAGTGCCTGCGCGTGTAGTGATCCCGGTGATCCACTCCCATGCTCTTTCGCTACCGCCACCGCCCGCCGCCACGCTTCCCGCTCTACAGTCTCAATGTCCATTGGGGTTCTCCTTGAGCATCGCCCGCATAGCATCGCGGTAAGTTTCAACCGTATCTGGCTTTAGGCCAAACAGCGCCTTGATTGCGCGAAGCATGAAACCGCCAGCATCTTCGCGGACACCCTGCCCTTTCCGCAGTTCGTCTTCGAATGCGTGGATTTCAGGCCAGCCCATGCGGTCGATTGCTTCCTCCAACGCCTCCCGCCGCGCAGCATCGGCCCGCGCTTGCATCTGGGCTTCGGTGTAGAGACGATATTCCCCATCCGGTTGCCAGTCGCACGAGATCACCTTAGGCATCTCGTTCTCGTTGCCGGGTGCGCCGCGATCAAATCGGATCACCGCTACAGGTTCAGCATCCGCGCTGGCGGTGGGCTGGGGGCGGATTTCTGGGTAATCCTCAAGCCACATTCCGCAATCGACGCACTTGCGACCGTTTAGAGGCACATCCTGCCATGCTTCATGGGGGCAAACACTCACGGCTCATTCCTTTCTGCGCGCAGGATCGCGGCGAGTAGGGCCAGTTCTTCGTTGGTCATTGGCTGGGTTCCTTCCTGACGAGTTCAAGGCCACGGGCGGCGAGGGCGGCGCGGGCGATGTCGGCGCATTGCAATTCAGCATCAGGTCCGCCGATGCCTTCTCCTGTGGCGATTTTCTCCAGCGCTCCCCGCAGCCGCTCGATCTCGCGGGCTTGGGTTTCGATTAGGTCGCGTAGGTTGCGCTCGGTATCGCGGAATGTCTGCTCCGGTCCGTTGTCGTCAGTCATCAATCACCTCCCCACACGATCTTGCCGCCGCGCTTCTCGATGGCTGCGTTTAGCGGCTCCATGCCCACAGTGTTACCCGTGGCTTCGATCCACGCCTCAACCAGCGGATCGGGCTGGGGGATGATGAAGGGATCAAGAAGATAGCTGTGCAATATGCGCGTGTTGCCGTGCTTAAATGTCTCCAGAGCAAAGCTCACTTCCTGCCGGAAGCGTTCGTGCTGTTCGATGGCGCGGGCATGGGCTTCGATAGACTGGCGCAGGACATTTTCCTCGGCCATAATGGCGTAGTCTTGCAGCCGCCGCCCAGCCGCTGCAACCGCTTGCGCCAGCGCCTTTTGTTCGATGTCAGTCACACTCGATCTCCCGGATGCTGGTCCAGACGTAAGGCATGTAGCAAATCTCATCGCCATCCTTGGTGACGGTCCAACCCGACAGGTAGCCAGTGCTACCCACGATGGTGGCCGCAGCGGCGGGCACGACAGTGCCCATGACGAGGCCGACGATGAAGCCAGTGATATACTTACGCATCGATGTTCTCCTTCTTGATGAACCTGCCAGACTTGTCTCGCTCGGGGACAAGATCACGGTAGTAGTCGCGCTCGCACTCCACTGCGTACAGATCAGCGAGCAGTTGGCTCATGCCACGTATCCCCCACAGTGTGCCTGCGAAGAACCCGATAATCCCAACCGCAGCAGCACCCACGGTGAGTTCAACCATATCGACGTATACCATCAGCACTCTCCATAGTTATCTGCCCGCCCCGACTCGCAGGCTACAGGAAGGTCGGGTGCCCATGCTGGTGGCGTGGACATGATGCGAATGATCTCAGCCTCGGCAGCCTCAGCACTGGCCGTAGGCACTACGCAGACGTTCTCGTCATGAACTTGGAAGGCCACGAAGTGTCCGGCCTGTCCGATCAAGGTCATCTGCCAACGCACGATGATACCAGCCAGAGCCTGCACGATGTTCTCAGTGACCTTGCCGCCATAAATCTTGGTCCATGGCAGGTCATCGAGGGAGCCACCGGCAACCCGGTCCTTCAGCGCCTTGCGATATGTCCGTGCATCATTGATGTACTGGAACCCATCCTTGGTCTGACGCAGTGCGGGGTAGGTGATACGCAGGTGGTTCGGTAACCGGATACCTTCCTTGTCATACACAACGACTTCTTTGAGAGAGCCAGTGCGATTACCAACCATGTCCTTGAGTATTTGGTTGCAGGTCTGCCATAGCTGGACGATCTTCCAGTACTTCTGGCGGTAGAGACGGACGATGCGCTCGGCTTCGTTCTCGTCGATGTGGATTTTCGCAAGGGCCAGAGTCTTGCGGAACTTGTCGGCCCCCATACCGTAGCCGAGGCCAAGGATGCAGGTCTTACCCACAAATCTTTCAGTGTAGTCCGCCTTGGTTATAGTGCGACCGTAGACCTCACTGGCAAACTCGGAGTAGACATCGCGTCCCTCACGGAATGCTTGTACCAGATCGTCCTGTCCTGCCAGCCATGCTACAGTGCGCGCTTCGATCTGGCTGGAGTCACATGCGATGATCTCGTACCCCTCCGGTGCCCTCAGGGCCTGACGGATAGTAGTATTGCCCCGGCTGGGCAGGTTCTGGAGGTTCACCTTGTCGCCACCTGAGAACCTGCCGGTGTGTGCCCCATAGTAGTTGAGCATGATCGGCAGGGGACCACGGCCAGCGATACCAATGAACGCATCAGTGCGGGTCTCTTCAAGTGTGGACTTGGTACCAAGCCGCGCCTCAGCCGCTGCCCGGACACGCTCGTCGTGGTGCTCAAGCAGGGCGAGGAAAGCCTGATCTGTCTTACTGAAGGCGAAGGTCTCCTTGCCAGTGCGGGCACTGATCTTGGTCGGTGCTGTCACACCCAGCAGATTAAGCAGCTTGGCGAACTGAGGGTTACTCATCAGCAGCGTCTTCAGTGCCGCCGGGTCGAACTGTTCCCCCATACCTACGATGTCAGCCAGTTCCTTGAGTACGTCGTCCTTGCGCTGGCGCACCTCACCGAGGTGCTTCTCCAACAGGGGCACGTCCAGTTCGATCATCGGCTGGGTGTACATCCGCAGGGTCTGGTCGATCACCAGCAACTCGGAAGGTGGCAGTTCCTTCTTCAGCCTGAGCCACAACTGGTACGTCAACTCCACGTCATTGACGCAATACTCGGCATACCGCTCCAGTTCCTGCTTGGAGAAATCAGCGTAGCGTTTACCCAGTGCGTTGATCACCTCGTCACCCTTGGCACCCAGCTTGTAGTACTGGGCCAGCGCCTTGAGGCTGCCTCCTACAGTGACGTTGTGCAGGGGCCGCGCCATTGACAGGGTATCGAGCCATAGCTTGGGCTTCACACCGTAGCGCCATGACAGAATAGCCCCGTCGAAGGCAGTGTTGTGACAGAGGATGGCCGACTTGGAGAAGTCGATGGCCTTGAGGAACGGCTCGATCAGTGGCTTGGGTATCCACTTTACAGGGCCGTTGTTCTTCTTGATGCCCAACAGGATCGCCTCGAACCGGGGATCACGGACGTAGCGCTCGGTGGTTATCTTCGAGAGGCTGAACTCTCGGTCATAAAATGTTTCGAAATCAATGGTATAGATATCCACCGGGCTACTCCGTTTATTTCTGCGGGGAGACTACCGAACTATACAGCCTTGTCAAGCAGGCCGTGGTTCTCGGCAGCGATGCGAAGGTGGTGGGGCGCACAGCCCCACAACCCGAAGTGTTTATCATAGGCTCGGCACAGCGCACGCAGTTCCGTATCGTTCCTGCGGACAGCATCGCGTAGCCGGTTCTGTTCAGCGAGAGCAGCCGCTGCCCTCGTGAGGATATCTTTCTGTTCGTCTGTCACTTCACGTCCCCCCTGAGTCTGTCAGCCACGAGCTTGGCATAGCCAGCGATGTCATCCCATGAGTCGATGTAGTCAGGGTCACCGTTCACAATGCGCCCGATCTTGTGGAAGATCATGTCGAGCGCTTCCTGCTGGTCGTGGTCAAGCTCCTTGCCTGAGTTGTGCAGGAACTTGTGGGTCAGCCGCTTGTACCGCTGCGTGATCTCTGCGTGGGTAATGAACGGACCATACCTAGAACCACGCTCAGTCAGTATTGCGTCGATGGCGCTCGTATTCTCCTCAAACATCTCTGTCTGTCTCTCGTCCTTGGTGGTGTCCTTTAGCCACTGGTTTTCGACCTGATTGACGTAGGTCGGGTGACACCCCACGCGATCCGCGATCTGCCACTTGTTGAGGTTAGGGAAGTCGCACATCGTGCGGATGATCATCTCTTTCTTGGTCATGTCACAGTCCTCCCATCTTGCTTGCTGCCAGCACTGCGGTCAGCTTGGCGGTGTCGATCTCGGGTGCTTCCCGATCAGCCTTCTTGCGCTCAACGATCTCCTTGTGCTTGTTCTTGGCGTACTCAGGGACCAGTTCCCACAGCGGAGGCCACGCCTTCAGGGCAGGCGACAGCGTTGAGTAGGCACCCAACACCTTGGTCACACCTTCAGTGAACTCCCCGGCCTGCTTGCGGACTACAGCGCACTTCTCCTTCCATGCTACGACTTCTGCGTAGAGTTCTCCCCACGCGAGATCATCTTTCAGGGTGAGTGCACCACCATAGTAGTTCACTTCTGCCGGGGCATCAGCAGGCAGACGCCTGGGCCACCGCTTGCGTGAGGACAGAGTTAAGTGCAGGTTTACTACCTGCCCACCGACCCGCTGCACAGCGATCTTGTCTGCCGCGTCAAAGAACTCTTCAGGAAGTTGCTCCATGAGCGGGACGTATTTGCCGAACAGCTTCTCGTAGATGTAGTCACCCCAACCTAGCGGGGCGGTAGCCTCCGCCGCCTTGATCCTGTCAGTGAACTTGGCACGGGCGTTAGCGGTGATCTGCTCAGTCAGTTCCTTAGTTATGCGAACGGTTGCCATTGCTGTTCTCCATATCATCATACAGGTTGGACAGGCTCTCATATGCCTGCGCTAAGAACTCATGCTTGGGTACGTTACTCTGGGCAGCGCAGTCGGCCAGCAGGTACAGCAATGCCGTCACCACTGTACCCATTTCATAGCCAGAACACGCCTGCCCAAGCAGGATGGTGAGGGCACCAAGGCCCTCGGGTTCATCGTCATCAAACACTACACTCACCTCGCTTACCACTTCACCACCTCGCCGAACGGTGCCTTGTCAGCACCATCGCTGACCCAGAGCACGGGATAGTCAGGCTCCGGACCGAAGTCGGAGCAGTACAGATCGGTCAGGAACACACAGGCTACCGGCTCGATGTTGTTGTCAGTCATGTACTGGAACACCGGGCTGAAGGCCGTGCCGCCGCCACCATGCGGCTTGATATCCAGCGCATCACCGGGTTCATAGACATCCGCATGGGACACCTCGCTGTCGAAGTAGATCACATGCAGCTTGGCAGGACGGAAGTGTTCGAACACCTTGGTCACCTCGGCTGCCGCCTGATTGATCTGCTGCGGAGTGATAGAGCCAGAGCAGTCAACACAGAATGCAAACTCACCCATCGACTCACCGGTAACGCTCGGCAAGTATAGACCCTGCGCTGCAAAGATGCGGCTCGGTCGGGCATAGGTCCGGGTATCGTTCTTGCACTTCTGCATGAACCGCCAGAGCACATCAGCCCAGTTGACCTTGGGTTGCAGCACCGCATCGACAAGTCGCTGCATGTTTGCCGACAGTTTGCCCATCATCTTGGCAGCCTGTGCTGCCTGAGCAACCTGCACTTTCATCTCGGCAGCAGCTTGAGCCTGCTCGGCAGGGCTACCCCCACCGTCCTCGCACTCATCGTAAGCCTCGCCGCCACCGCCGTTGTCATCGTCGTCATCAGGCAGCAGGTTGTAGATACCATCACTGGTGCCACCGCCTGCGTTGTACAGGTTGGGATCGAGACAGCCACCGGGGATGAACTTGCCGATACCTTCCTGCGTCAGGTGGTGATTGATCACATAGTCACATGCCCGGTTCCACCTGCCCGGAGTGCGCTCACCGCGCCGATAGTTATGCTCGAACATGGGGTGGAAGCACTCGTGGGCAACGAGGAACTTGAGTTGCTCATCACACAGCGGATCGATGAAGTTGGGGTTGAACTTGACATACTTACCGTTGGTTGCCGCAGTGGGGACAGACTCGTCCAGTATGAACGGCATGTTGAGAGCGATGGTCCCGACGAAGGGATGCTCTAGGATCAGGCTGGTCTTGGCCTTGGCCAGACGGCGAGTGAGGGCGACACTGTCGCCCTCATAAGCACGCTTCTTGATTGCTACCTGCATTAGTTTGCTCCTTAATCTTTAGCGAAGTCACCGTGGTGTTTCTGTCTTGTCAGACTAACAACCGCAGCAGCCTCCTCTATAGTTTTATATGAACCGAGGTATGTATTACGACCATTGATAGACAGTTGTGCCTGCCATCGCTTGTCTTTCTTATTCCATGTAACTCCTTTAACACCGCTAGACGTATACCCTTTGGTGTTAAAACAGTTCTGTTGTTGGGTACATGGGCGCAGATTTTCTATGCGGTTGTCAGTGCGGATACCGTTTATGTGATCTATATATTTAGGTAACCACCCGTGATGGTATAGAAATACTATGCGGTGTTCAGGGTATATCCTGTTATCTATATAGATTTGCCTGTACCCATTACCGTTTATAGTACCGGCAGGCCGGTCAACCTGCCGGTTCCGTGTCTTCTTGAGCCACCATAGATGGCCGTCTTCATACCTCAGTATCGACTGAATATATTCTTGCGTCAGCATAGCTACCTCCTACGTTGACGCTATGTTATGATGGGAATAATGTCAACCCGGCTGCATGAATACGGACATTGCGTCCATGATCTTGCGTGCTTCCTCTGCCGTGTCCTGACGGACATCGAGGTCGTTACGCAGGGTATCAGGGTGGTGGTCCAGTAGCTTGCGCTCCACTGCCTGCCGCATGGCTTCGAGGTTGGGGTCTTCAGAGATATTCAGACGTGTCAGTAGGTCACAGGTCTCCCTCGCGTTCTCGATCATGCTGTCACGGAAGATATTCTTAGGGTCGGACAGCTTCTCGGTGATGTGTTCGACATGCTTGTACAGCCGGTGCCAGCAATCATTCATTGCCTCCTGCTGGATCGAAGTCATCCGGCTTTCGAGGTCCTCTTGGATGCGGGTAAGCTCATCACTGGACAGTTCGACACGGAAGTCGTTGCTCGGCACAGGGAAAATACCCATGTCCATGCTGAACTTGCCGATGATGCTCTCCTTGGAGGGGTAGTCCTTCTCGTCATAGAGATCACCCAGCCACCGCTTGGCCTCGGCCACGAGGTACTCGTAGTTATCGAGGAACGTGTTGACCAGCGACTGCCACTCAGACTTCTCCTTGCGGAAGTCCTGCATGAACTGGAGGTAGTTGGCACTGGGCAGGATGCGGGTACCATCGACACCCCAAGGCAGGGTATTCTTGGCGAACTTCTCACGGATCACACCAGTCTTCTGGTGGACGTTGGCAAGCAGATCGTTAAGCGGAAGCAGAGACTTGTTGTAGCGACCAGCGCTGGTACTGGCACGGTTGATATCAGCCACTTCCTTGGTGGCCTTCTTGTCTAGTTTGCGGGCGGTCCACTGCGAGATCGACAGGGACACGAGAAGGGCACGATCATTGAGCATCATAGTCATATCAGTTACTCCGCTAAGTGATTGATTTATCAGAACAGAACGTCTTGGTGGGCCAGCGACCACTTGACGAACGCCTGCGTCGAAGCGAGGTCAGGGTCCTTACGCACCGCTTGGCTGACCATCAGGACAGAGAACTCAGCAGGCATACGCTCGGCATAGGTAACCGCACGGTCCATGTTGCTGTCAGTAATCCGGGCAGCAAGCGAACCAGACAGGGCATAGAGCGTTGCCGGATCGGTCGGCACGTCAGCCGTTGACGGGTTCATAAGCACAGCATCAGGGTTGGGCAACTTGCGCCAGATACGCATGAAACCAACGAACTCAGCGGCTGCACCCTCACCCACGGCACCCTTGAAGCACTCGTACTCAGCCTCGAAGGGCACAGTGCCAAGCACATCGGAGACACCTTCGACCCAGCTACGGGGAGTCGGGTTGGCATCGCGCTGCGGATCGAAGTCATGCAGCAGACCGGGACGGAACCGGATAAAGCTAATAACCTCGGGCTTGACGTTGTGGTCGATCATCCACTTGGTGCTGTCGTTGAGATCAGTCTCGAACTCCAGTGTGGTCTCGCGGTTGGCGAGGTGGCTCAGAGTGCGGACAGCACCAGCACGATCAGACTGTCGGTTACCAGTGGACACCACCTGCCAGCCATCAGCCAGTGGCACACCATGCAGGTCACGAGCCTGACAGAGATGAGCAATGGCCTTCTGGTGATCCGGGCTGGCCTAAG